TCGCTTTCCTCTATCTCGCCACTAATCTGGTCGACGATTGGCGTACACATGTCGAACGTGCCGCGATATCGACCTTCTAGTTTCTCCCAAGCATACGGGTCCCACTGACCATCGCGCTTGTTGAGGAATAACTTGGCATCTCTAACAGCCTGCCTCGCGTCAGTGGTTGCGTCTTGCGCTTCCGATATCATCAGCAATACTTTGCTGTGGTCGTTAAAATCTTTATTTACTGGCATACGCTGTTAAACCTCAATTTTGCTTTTTTGTTTGTGTTGACTGGCTCTGTGAATGTAAGGGCGCCAGCGTCACCATAATCTGGGCTAAACCCATACTTTGACTTAATCTTTTCTTTTGACCACAATACGCGCCTATCATTAGAATCACGTTCATAAGGTGAAGCGCATAAGTCAGCCTGCATCTCGTCATCATCTGGTATTTCAACTGGTAGTGACTCGTCAACCATCCAGTCAGCCATCTCGCCCCACATTTCATTCCGCTTATTCTTGTACTTCTTAGGCTTTAATGGGGATGACCCAAAATAGACAGCCTTAACGCGCTTCTTATAGCCCAGTTCGTGCAACCTATCAACAATATCAGCACCGCCGCCAGCATCAATGAACATCATATCAGGCACCTTGCCCGCCTCTATGTCCACCGTATCAAGCACCTCTTTACAGATAGCTACATTCTTGCCTAGCTTGTCGCACTGTTCGCCCTTATATGCTTCCATACCGTACATCTTGCGAGATTGCCGCCTGACTATTGCGAATCTATCGCCGCCCCTTGAAGGGTCAACGCCAACAATTAGAGGGCCACTACCTGAAACCTTTCTCTTACGTGCAGACATGCAAGCATTGGCCTGTATCAACCCGTCACCACCTGAGACTTGAAACGCCTCGGCTGCATTCATCGGGTATTCCTGCTTAAATGCCTTTGAGCCGTCAACGCCATCGGTTGTTAGCTCTGATATCTTCATTCTACGCCAGAATAGCTGCTCTCTACTTAGTGAGTAATCTTCCAGCAGTTGCATTTCTTCATCTGTGAATTTAACATCCTCTGGTACTACTTTCTTGTACTCGGATTGCCAGAACCACGGGACAAATACAGCCTGAAATTCGCTTAACCCTTTCTCTGCTAGCTTCCATTGCTCATGAAAGAAGTTACCGACACCGTTAGCCGTTGACTCCCATATGACTTCTGTTCCATCTGCGTCTGGTACCGCTTGCATGATGCCTTTGGTGTGTTCACTGGCATTAACCCAGAAACTAACCTCTGAGCCATGAAAGTATTGTATAGTCTGACCTCGACCAACTGCCTTGTTGCCAGCCGTACCAATCTTATATCCCGAATCAAGCGCGTCAAAATGTATCTCTTTAGCGTTAGCCGCTGATGTTGTGGGCTTAACGAATGAAGGCAAGTTTTCATAGTATCGCTCAGTCATTTCAAACAGTGCGTTAGTCGATTCACCATCATGCGTTAATATGAACGCCTTAGTGCCTTTGTTATGAGTTGTTCGCCATATAAAGCGACCCTCAACGTATGTGGACGCGCCTTGTTGCCTGCCCTTTAAGATTATCGCCCTAACCTTGCCTGTGTCCGCTAGCTGCTGTTCAAGTCGCTTATGGATATACATCTGAGCGTCGTTAAGGGTAAGGGGCGCTAACCCCTCTGACTTTGTGCGTATCTTTAGGCAATTGCGAGCATAGAACTCGAAGTCATCCTTTAAACGCTGACGCTTATCAGTCAAGAGAGTCCAGCCATTCCTCGTGGGTTAACTCTACAGTTGTCTGGGTTATCTTCTGCCCTTCCTTCCTGTCGATAACCTTATGCGCCGTGTTTATATCGTCATCTTCAAGCGCCGCTATTACAACCCGCCTGGCCTTCATGACTGGTTGGTTTTTAAGCACCTCTTTTCGCTCCATAAACTTTGGGTTCTCTTCGCAGTAGTTATAAAGCGTACTCTTACTTATATCAGCATTACAGCAAGCCTCTAAGTCAGTACAACCCCAACTAAAGGCATCTTCAAGTTTTTGGATTACCTCTGGCGTCATTACTGTTGGCCTACCTCCGACGTTCTTAGTCATTGACTCGCACCACTGCTACCGTATTTTGAAACACTGGAGGCAGCTCAAGACCTGCGCTGTTAGTTACCTTAAACGAGTGTGTATATTGCCCCTGTGGAACAATAGAATCTGCCATCATCGCCTTGGTGAGTGTCGTCCTAAACACGTTGATAGCCGCACCTGTGTCATCGACATCAGCCTCAACCACGATGTTCCCACCAGTAAGACTGGCAGTTACTAACACCGTTGATTGGTCTGCAGCAAATATACGATAAAGCGCCTCGCTAAAGTTTGAGGCGTCAATGGTTACTGTAGGGTCAGCGCATTCGGTAATGTGAGTCTTGAATGTCTGCCCAGAATTGTTTGATAAATTATTCGAGCAAGCCATATTAAATCACCGTACCTGTTACTGAGCCGCTAGCGTTTACAGCGTAGTCAAAGTCATTATTAACAACGTCGATAGCTGTTGAGCCGTCAGCCGTTAGGTCAATCACTTTGTATATGTCATCACTTGTGCTTGTATCGTTAACTATAACCGCTGTGCGTATAGTTGCAGGGTTTGAGCCGTTCTTAACGATTTTCGTTAGGTCGTCATAGTTAAGCGTTGATACCGCACCTATGCGCGTCCAGGTAACAGTAGTTAACACAATCCCAGCTATTGGGAAGTTACCACCGCCAACTTGGGTTACATCACTCAGATTGAATGGTGTTTGCGTGGCGTCAATAGCCGCATAAGTATCTGAGCAAAAGAATATTCTAAATGCATCAGTTGAATTGTTATACGCACCTTTACCCGCTTGTAGTGGGTATTCTTGTGCTAGTTTTGAATCGCCTGCAGCCATTGCTTTTGCCTCTTAACAGTTTGTTTGTATTGTGCCATTAAACTCTAATGATGTTATTGACCCGTTATACTCTAAGTTTACCAGATGCCCGTCAAAACATACAGTAGACACAATTGCGATAGGCTCAGGGGTCAGAGCTATGGACGGGGGCAGCGCTTCATACTGAGTGCCAACATTGCTCTCTGTTATCTTTATTTGTTCTGACGTTAGTGTTATTAATGGGTTTAGTGACGTGTAATTGACATTAACTAAAGATCCCTCAATAGTAATTCCGCCAGCCTCCCAAACATTGACCGCACCCCAAGTATTAACGCTCATTATGCGGTTGTCCCAGTTATTACAGCTCCATCAACTGGAGTTGCTTCGTTGTCTATTACATATCCTGTCAATGCTGTACTAGCTGCAACGCTTAAAGCGGGTGTTGTTGCTGCTCCTGACGTGTAGGTTAAAGTGCTGTTAAATACTTCTGCTGTGCCAGAGAATAAAACGGTTTGGTATGTTCCGTCTGGTATGCCTGTCGCTGTAATATTCGCTATTGATGTGGGAAGTGCTGCATAAAAACTATCAAAGTTATTGTATGCGTCTAGTAATTCAGCATCAGACAGGACTTTATCAAAAACTAATACATCGGAATGAACAGTATCTGAATAGCCGTTCGCGTTATTACCTGCGTTTTTCCCTCCAAGCCATAGTCCAGCATCAGGCGCAGATACCCAAGTCCCAGCTGCATTGGTGTCTATATATGCGCCATTTAACCCTAGTTTTACTGTTACCAAGCCGCCTACCTTTTCCCATGTGACGGCAATTTTATACGCAGTGGTTTCAGATAGAGTTCCAGCTACCCCAGCTACCCGTTCTAGAGTATCAACCCGCCAGCCTATCCGACCATCTTCGTACCCGAACAACTCCCAAGTGTTGGCGTCCGTTAGATTATCTATGAATGGGTTGTAGTCAAATAGTTGATAGATATAAACGTTTAATAAAATAGTACCTGCATCCCCCATGTCAGAGCCTTCGATTAACTTGACAGGGGTTCCAAGGTCTGTAATTTTTGCTATTAACATTGAGCTGATGTCTAGTTTTCGTAGTGGGTTATCAACCGTGTGAAAGTAAATCTGTCCGTCATAGTACGTTATCCCCTCGATTTCTGTGGGCGTTGATATTGGGTACAGCATCCTTTGAAATTTAAAGTTCTTATCGTAAACGTTAATCCTTGAATCTGGGGATACCCATGATGTTACGTAGTAATACTCACCTGTCCACACCATGCCCTGAGTGCCAAAAGATGGGGTGTCAAGATACAATATTTCAATGAACGCGCCTGTTGTTAAATCAAAAGAATAGAGCTGTGAATTGTCAAGCCTTGTATCAATTGACGTGTATGACGTTACATATATTTCAGTGCCGCTCGGACTAAGGCATAATCCGCTTCCGTCACATCCTGCCTGAGCCGATATGTCAAAATGAGAGTCGTACGACAAATCAGAAACTAAATATTTAGCTATAGTTTGAGATGTAGCGGTTTGAGTTGCGCCATCCCAGTTTACAACAGGCACATACAAGTATAGCCCAAGAACAAAAGATGAGCCGCAATGGTCAACTCCTGCGGGCAAGCTTGTAAATGGGGAGGCGTTTGAGGAAACTTCCACCCCTGTTAGGTCATATTTTTTAATGCTCGAAGTGGATACGCCAAACCAGTGCGTTGCATTTCTTGCAATACCCTGCTGTGCTATAAATGTTGCCCCTGACACCGCTGTGCTATGCGTATACTGTGCAAATCCTAAGCGGCCTTCCTGTATTCTTGTGTTTAGTTTCCCAGTTAAGTCCCGCATCATTGGTAATTCGTCATCACCAGACAACGCCCTAACAATATTCCCATACAGCGTATTACTTGTGTTTAATATTTTATTAGCAGCCATTATTCAGCCCTTTGATTATTTGTTATAGAAGATGTCATTACTTACGCTTCCCTTTTCTAGTCATACCTTTCTTAGAGCCGTTATCTGCTCTGTTAGCTGTCTTAGACCTAACCCTTGTATTACTCTCTGCTGTACTCCCTCCTTTCCTTAGAGGCTTCTTGTGGTCAATATCCTTACCAT